AAGCTCAGACTTTGGTCTATCCATACCGTCTTGTACAGGTTTGAAAAAGAAAGGATAGTTAATAGATATAGGTACAACTTTATCGGTAAACATTTTCTTTGCGTCAGCACCAGACTTTGATAATATACCAAACCTACTATCGCTAGATATTGTAGCTTGATTTACTGTCTCAGCTGAACTCATAAATGAAAAACCAGAACGTCTGTTTTTAAGGTAACACATACCGTAACTTCTAGCGTCCGCTTTGCAAGCCTCCCAAAATATAAAAAATAATCTATTAGCTTCTCGGAAGTCAGGTCTACCAACGTCTATTTTCGTCCATTGCAAGTACATATAGTGAGTGCCAACTATATAAGTAGGAGTGCCGTTATTCATAAACCAAAAGCCTTCGTCACGACGCTTAAACTCTTCGTCTATATAATCATACCATTGATCTTTTTGTTCTTCTGGGTAATTCTTCCAGTCGAATATAGTTTTTAGCTTGCTAAGTTCTTTAGGTTGATCGAAAGCAACCCATTTGTTTTTCTCGTGTTTGTATACATTTTTAGGTGCAGGTGGTAGAGCTATCTTCAAACCTTGTATATCGTACACGTCACCTATTTGACCAGTTTTAGATATTACAACAACATCGTTTTCTTTGTCATATCCATACTTCCACTTTTTAGACTTGTTAAGTCTTTTTATAGTGTTAAGCCTTATCGGCTCTATTATTTTATATAGAGTTTGTTCGTACATTATTTCGATCTACCTTCAGCAAAGCCTTTAAATACTCTTTCTTTTTTAGTTTCAGGTTCCTTTCCATTGAGTATCGCCTCTTCCTCTTGTATTCTGTTAAGTATTTCAAATGCATCAAATATAGCGAGTTTCTTCGTCGCAGCGGCGTTTTTAAGTCTGTCAGCAGTAATATCATCGCCACTATCAACGATAGCCTCTTTAGCCACTTTGATGAGTTCTTCAACCGCTCTATGCCCAGCTTGGATTATATTCTTCTTCGTCTCCTTGATATTCATATTTAATTGTAATAAATTTAGAGTAAACTCTATAAAGTCTTTCTCCGTCGACAACAAACTCATATTGACTGTTAGGCGTAAAACCAACTAAATCACCGTTATCAACAGATCCATCTGTGTACTTAACTATTCCGATTAAAGGCTTTTCTTCTTCCGTAGAAAACTTATCGTTAGATTTTATGGGTTTAATAAAGCAAAAACCATCTACAGCTTTCCATTTAGATTCCTTAAATCTACTAGACTTATTAACTCTTTTGTAAGCGAATATCTGATCTTCATTAACAAAGTACATATCATCTTTATGGTACGCTTTACTGTTACGCTCTCTACCTTTTACATCATACCATCTTCTAAAAACGTTATGATGTACTAACACCGTATCTCCTACTTTTATTTTTGAGTCTCTATTAGTAGGTAAAGCTAAAACCTCCGCTTCTCTATTAGTGTATTGATGATTAGATATTTCAGTGTTAACTATTAAGCTTCCNCCACTAACTTTTATAGAGTTGTTATACCTTTCGCCTTTAGGCTTNACTATGTAGCTNTTTATTGATTTCACTAATACTCAAGATTATATTCTACAGAAACAGCCATGTTTTTATTAAAATCTTTCCAAGGCATAACATCTTTNTTTTTTCTAATGTATATGCTGTACTTTTCTTTTTCTTCTACTATATCGCAAATAGTATGGCCTCCGTAAACTTCTTGACCTACAGAATAATGCATAGCGTCAATTTTATAATCTTTACCTATAGTAATCTTTCTAATAAGTTTACTCATCTTCGACAGGCTTTATTGTTCCATCGTTGATGTTTATCTCTGAGTTGCCGTACTGCTCATCAAATTCTTTTTGCAAAGCTGATAAGTAAGACTGCAACTCAAATACTTGATGAAGTAAGTTGTGTTTTCTTGTTTCTATCACGCCAATCTCTGCTTGAGCTTCATTCATTGACTTGACTAACCCTTGAAGTCTAGCTAATTGTTGGTCTGTAATTTTTTTTTGCCCAAGGTCTTTAACCTTAGGTGTTTTTCTTTTTGCCATAATTTTATTTAATTTAATTAATTTTTCTTAAGTAATAGACCACTTTAAGGCCATCTCTTGTTGTATGATAGATATTTCTCCACTTTGCAAGAATCTATCAAATTGTATTATTTCTCCAACTTGACCATCTAAGTCGCTACTTGTTCCTCCTATAAAACCCCAGCTTATATAAGGCATTGCTAACACGTCAGAGTTAGAAACGTTGGATGCTAATTGTTGTTCGTGATCGTGTATAAAAACTTCGCCACCAACATCTCTATTAACTATAAGTAATTCGTTTGTTCCTCGAAGAAAAGATGATGATAAAGAAAAGGCCTTGTTTACATTAAAGCCTGGGCCCATATTCATATCTACTCTACCCAAAGATCCTGCTATTTTCAAATAAAACCCATCACTTAAGTCTGGTTTGTGCCCTAACAAAACATCAGTTGCAGTATCCCCTTTGCTAAACACTATAGCTGTGCAAAACGATTTATTAGTGCTTTGAAAACTATTAGTTATTTTCATTACATCACCAGCACCGTCAAACTTAACAGCGTTAAGCACCATACCTCCGTGAGTAAATCCAGTATCTCCCTCATGAGCACCACACGTGTGGTCGAGCGTAGCGTTACCTCTATTAACTATAGTATTAGATCCTATCGTGTCATCGCCGTGAGGAACATTGAACTTATTCATCTCAAGCCAAATGCTTGGATCTAAATCGCCTATAACGTCTCTATACGAGCTACTTGATGATCCGAAATCTTGTCCTAACATTACTCTCCTATATAAGCAATTATCGGCCCGCCTGTAGCTATGTCTACTTCTGTGTATCTTCCGTATATGGTTATACCTTTTGGAAAAGTATTACCTGCGTCAACTTGAACACCGCCAGTTCCAGACTCTCCACGATCAGGGCTTAGCGCAGCATCATGAGCAGCGCCTTCAGTGTTGAAGAACTCTCTTCCTTGGCTTATTTCATTATCTGCTATTAGTCCGCCGCTAGCATCTAAGGTAGTATCGCCTAAAAATGTAATAGCCACAAAAACTTTTCCACTAGGAGGAGTTATTGCTGTAGATGTAGAATCTGTAAAAACAGATCCTAACTGACCGAATGCGTAAGATGTTTGTGTATTGTTAATTCCCATTTTATTTGTTTTGTTCGTTCTTATTAGATGATCCTCCAAAGAAGAAATCAATAATTGTATTAACTTTAGAGCTCATAGCACCAAACACTGTGCTAATAAACCCTATTTCATAATCACTTAATTCCAGGCTGTTTAAAACAAAGTATCTAAACATAATGTAAGTAAGCCCAAAATAAGCTACTGTAAATAGCGTAGCTAAAACCTTTTGAATAAGAGCATCGTCTTTATAAAGACTTCTAGCATCTTTACGATCCTCGACTTCTTTTGCAAATGCTTCACGCTCTGCATCAAGTAATAGTTTCTTAAGAGCAAGCTTAGCTTCTTCCCGCTCCTTATCTGTTGTGATGACTTTGTCGAGTATACCTTCCGCATTATCTACGACCTTACCGAAAAGGCCACCTATTAAGTTGTTTATCATATTAAATTTTATTTGCTTCCCAAGGCAACTCTCTGCTGCCTTCTGAGTATTTTTTACCAGTATTTGGATCTGTTATATATCCATTACCTCTTGGCCATACTTGACCCATGTGATATACTGCGTTATCGTCGTAAGTAGTTTTACCTATCTTCATATCTGTTTGATGTTGCATTTCGTGAGTAGCAACGTATTCAACTTGATCTTTAGGTACGCTTACATCTATGTATATAGAACCATCGGAGTTAGCTTCACCCATTATGCCTTCACCAAGTTTCTTTTTAAATATTCTAGTGTTACTTGAGTTTTTAATTCCTCTGGTTTCTTTACCTAGTTTAAACGCCATTATCTATCTTTATCTTTAATCATATCGTCAATGCTCTTATTAAACACTTTGTCTGTATATGATTCGTTTTTATAAAACACGCTTCTTTCAGAAGTTGGTATATCTTCTTCGCCTAGTAGTATTCTATATATTCTACTTATTAATTGGCTACATTTAAACGACGTTTTAAACACTGAGTATTTTATAGTCGTTCTATTCCTGTGTCTCCACACTTCAATCCAGCCTAGCTTTCTTAGTTTATCCCAACGAGTTTTATCCCAGCTCATGGTATAAGTACCGTCGATAAACTCTTGTCTTGTAAACCTTTTCTTACAGTCTAAATATATTAGTAATTCAAGATCTGCATCTGTTAACCCGTAAGTCTTACAAGCCCACTTTCTAGTGAGCCTGTAATACTTAAGGATTTGTAATTCACGTAAATCGTGACTAGTTAATCTCATTCA